CTGCGCGGCTTGCATGATTGCATTCAATTGCTGGATGACGGCGTCGAGAGCGCTCGCCGAGCTGGACGCCCCCGCCGGGATTGCTGCCAACAATTGCGAGACCGGGAAGTTCGCTTGCCGCGCCGCTTGCTCAAGTTCTGCCCATTTCTGTTTGATTATATCCACGCCACCAGATGCCTGCTGCGCTCCCTGGCTGACACCTTGCGAAAAATTTGTCCCCGCCTGCTGTCCCGCCGTCTGTGCGTCCGTCGCTACCTGGTCGAAGAGACCCGTCAACGGTTTGATCTCTTCTGCCGCCTGTCCGAACTGCAAGGTTTTCTGCCTTGCCGTATCTATCCCCTGCCCGGCATTCGTCGCCGCTTGTCCCACTGCATTCCATGCTTCGACAACCTTTTTTGCTGCTGCGGCCTGTTGATCGGCTGGTGCGTTGAGCAACGCAAAACCCGCTGCGATAACCCTGAACTCCTGGCCTATCCTTCTGAGATCGGCCAGCAAGTTATTCAGCGGCCCCTTGATGGCATCAAAAAACGCTATCGTTACGGGCTGGGCTACTTCGGTTTTGAACCGTTCCCAGGCGGCCGTCATTTGATTGACTGTTGCTTGATACTGCGCCGCCGCAGCCAGTTGCTGCTGCGTGGCCGGGGTCACCCCCGCAATCGCGGTTGCAAACTTCCCCGCACTGATTGTGCCGTTATCCAGACCTGCGACGACTTGGGTCCCGGCCTCCCCCAGTGTCTGTATTGCCAGTTGCGTGCGCTGAACACTGGGGGGCAGCCGCTCGAGCTGCCCAATGAACTTTTCCATGCTCTGGAAAAGGTTTCCGCCCCAGGTTTCCGCGAGCTTTTCCAGGGCGGGGATGACTGCGTCGGGCGCGATGCCGAGTTGCGTGAGCGACTTTTGGAACACGTCCAGTTGCTGCGCGCTCAACCCGAGCTTGGCGCCTTCCCCGGCGAGTTTGTTGAGTGCATCCGCCGAGCTGTCACCGAACTTTATGAGGGCGCCGCCAGCAGCGCCGAGCGCGATCCCGACAGGCCCGAGCGCGCGCGCAAACACGCCGAACACCCCGAGTGACCTCGTCATTCGAGTGGCCATTTTCTCGGCGGCATTGCCAAGGGCATCAAATGCGCCCTCGACCTTGCTGATCCCCCCGAGCAGGGTTTCGAAGCTCGCCGCGCTCTGCACGGCTTTCTGAACGGACTGGAATTGATCCGACAGCGAACCGAGATCGACGCCGTCGGCGGCGCTCTGAATATCGCCAAAAGCCTGCTGGCCGCTCTTGCCGATATCTTCGAGTTGGCGTTGGACTTCCTCGCCACCATCAAGGCCAATTTCTACCGATATTCTTTCAGCCATGGCCTACTACTTGTCCTTGAAGTGCCGCAGAAACAGTTCGCCGATGCCGGCAGCGTGTTCCTTGACGATCTCGGTGATGCGCCATTTCTTCGGGATGCGCACCGACGGCACGCCGATATAGAGCGGCTTGCGATGGCGGTCGTGATCATTGGCATCGAACAGAACAGGCTGACCGCGCACCGTGGCCGACACCAGCTTTTTACCTGACCGGCTCGCCGGCGGGCCGCCTTGCTCCGTCGGTATCCATAGCAACGGCTTACCCTCGATCGTCGCGCCGTGCTCGAAAACACCTGCAAGGCCAGACTTGTGGAAGATGATGGCTCTCGCCTGCAGCGACGGCTCGCCGCCTGACTGTGCGCCGACGATGCGCCGCCGCAATCCTTCCTGCCAGCTCGGCCCGAATGATCCCGAGCCCGCGATGTTGTCGCGCCCTTCCTCGACGGCATCGCTCGCAACTTCGCGCAACGCTGCGACTGACGCGCTCGCCACCGCGCGCTGCTTCTCGCGGATCGTCTCAACGAACCCGAACGGGTCAGCGCTAACTTTAAATTTCATTGCTCAATTCTTTTAGTGCTTTCTCTATTGCCTTGCCGTCGCCCTGCGCGCCGATGGCAGCGATCCTGAGAGCGTCAGCCCTTTCAACGCGATCGAGTTGCCTGCTAAATTCGAGATAGGCCGCGATCTGCCGCGGCGTCAGCGTCATTGTATATTCAGGTGGGAACCCGCATCGGATGAGGGCTGTGATGGCGATGGCGATTTCCGAAAGCGCACTTTTATCGGCTTTTCTCCTTCGTCCGCGCTTGTGATGAAAGCCGTCAATTTCTCGACGAAGGAGATTGGCCCGTTTGGGAACGTCAGTCCGATAATGGCTTTCACCAAGTTCAATTGATCTTCCACCGGCAGCTTGCTGGCGTGCTGCTCGTATTTCTCGTCACCGAGATGGCCGCAGCCGGCGGCAATGATTGGCCCGATCGCGGCGCCGAATTGCTGGATCAACCGCGCGCCCATGTTGCCACCCCCCAGCAATGCCCCCAGCGCCGGGAAGCGCGCAACGATTGATGCGATGGCATCGCCGTGCAGGCCATGCACAATAATCCGCATGCCATTGATCTTGACCACCTCGACGGCAGTCGAGGGTGCAATATCGAGCAGGTCCGCCATGCTTGTCCTCACGCGGTCGGGGTTTCGTCTCGGATAGTCCAGACACCGAAGAAGCCGTTTGCATCCTTCTGCACCTCGGCCTCGATCTCGATGACCGTGAACTCGTCCTGGTCGGTGATGAAATTGAAATCACCGGATGGGACGAATGACACGGTCGCGAGGAAGTCAACCTGCTGGCCGATGTCATTGGTGCCGACGACCTTGATCTCACCGCTAAACTCGGTCTTCGAAAGGCCGCTCAGGGTGACGTTGCCATCAGTGTCAGTGCCTTGCTCGGCGAGCGCGAAGAACGCAAGGTTATAGCCGGTGATCTCGTCGAGCGTGAACGTGATGGTCGCGCCGACCTGGGTGATCGCAGTGAAGTCCTTGGTCTTCACGCCCTCGCGCGAGGAGAAGTGTTCCAGCTTCTCGACCGTCGGCGTGTACTGAAACGACGGCGCATTGCCGAGATCGGTGAAGGTCGAACCGCCGGCTTCCTTGAAGGAGACGATCCCTTTCCCGATGTGGTAGTTCTGGACGTTAGGCGACGTGGGCATAGCAGTTCTCCTTTAGAGGTCGTCGGGCTTGAGCGTGTACTTGAACAGGAACTGCGCGCGCAGAGCCCCATGCAGCGAGCGCATCCAGCCGAGGTCGGTCTGGCATCCGAGATAGCGGATTGCACCGTTGCCGAATCGTCCGGTCTTCACGATCTGCTCATTCAGTTCGGTGTCCTTCAGCACGCGCTTGACCAACTCGCGCCGCAGCGTGGTGAGATCGGAACCGACCTCGTCGGCCTGCTGGGCGATGATAATCTCCGGTGTCATCTGCACGTTGTAGGGTCGATGCGGTTGCTTCATCGACACGTCGCTCGCCCCATCGGATTCCTCGTCGCCGTCGAGCACGATCGCCGCCGGCAACTGGTCCTCGGGAATGTCGACGTTGTTGCGATAGGCCGCCCGTAGGTTCGGAATGGTGGCGACGATCGCGAGCAGCCGCGCCAGGATGTCCTCGCGAGTATCAATCATTCGTTGGCTTTCAACAGGAACCGGACTTCGCCGACATCCTCGCCGTTCGGTGAGCCGCGCAGTTCGTAAGACCGCACCGTCCAGGCCCGGCCGTTGAAGGTCAGCACTGCGTCGACATAGGCATCGCGCGCGATGCCCTTGCCAGTGAGTTCGGGAATGCGGGCAAAGGCGCCTGGGCCGACGCTGCGCACCTCGACGCTGCTGCTAGCTATCATCTTCGGCCGGGTGTCATCGATCACGGTCAGCGCAATGCCATCCATGGTCGCATCGACGCCAAGCTCGGCATACACCGGGTCGTAGAGCAGCGCGCTATAGTCGATGGCCATTGAGCCCATCCCGCCTGAACGCAAACGTGCCGATGTCCTCGCGGCCGAGGTCGGTCTCGATCGAGGTTTCCGTGATCAGGGCAAAGCCGCACATCCCCATCGCCGCCACCAGCCCATCGCGGGTAAAGTACCAGCAGTGCTCGTCCGGCTTGAAATGCTTGCTGCGCAGCGCGTGCTCAGCATCGCGGAAGATCGGCAGCGAGAGGAACAGCCACTCGCTCACATTTGCCAGTAGCGATTGAAAATCCGGGATATGCTCGAGCACATCCCATAGCGTTGCAGCATCGAACGAAACCAGATGCGGATCGACGAACAGCGAGCGCTCCTCGAGCCATTCGATGCCGGCCGGGTTGACATCGTAGCCGTAGGTAGTGCGCCGGCGCGCGCGCCGGGTTTCAATGAACGCACCCGAGCCGATACCGACATCGATCAAGGTTCCACGATAATGCTGCTCGACGAAGTTCACCCGCGCCTGCATCAGCGCGCGGCCGAGCGCGCTGCGGCCGTTGCGATCGAAGGCGTCGAAGTAGTCCTGATCGTAGGGCGCGTGCCCGGCCTCGACCGGATAGAAGCCGATGCCGAGCTGCGGCCACCAGGTCAGGCGGCTGCGCGCAAGCTGTGCCGCCAGCGATTGAACTGTGCCAGCGGGTCGCGTATCCGCTTGTCGCAACTGTGCAGCATGTTCGTGCATCGGCAGAACTTCTCCGGTACGGCAAAGCCGATGCGGCTGAGATCAAGCCGCGGATCGGTGATCTTCTCGGGCGCGTTGTGGCCGCCGTGGCCGCCAAGGACGATGAAGGTTTTCACCTTGAGCGCGAGGCCTGCCGGAACGATCCAGCCGACGCCGCCCACCACGATGTCGGCCTCCCGCACCAGCGCGAGCAGCTCGCGCACCGGCAGTTCGCCGCGCAGGAAATTCCAGTGCGCCGGCGGCAGATCTCCGACGAGCCATTCCTCACCCGGCGCCAGGTCGGCGACCGCGACCACGGTATGCGTGGCCATCAGCTCGGCGGCCAGTTCGTTGACGTATTCCGGCCACGGGTTGCGCGCCTCATTGCGCCACTCGGTGCGCACCGTGACCGGCCGCACCACGGCGATCGGCTTATCCGATTTGATGGGCGCTGGCCCCAGATCGGGCAGATCGAACAGCCTCGGATCGAACCTCACCCGCAGCGGCGACCACCGTCGTTCCAGCGAGTCGATGAGCGACATCGACTCCAGGCCGACATATCCAACCTTGATCTGCCGCATCGGGTATGGGTCGCACCAGACATCGAGCGACTGCCGGGCCATGTTCTTCTGCTGTGTGCGCAGCTTGCGCGAGCCGCGCACGAACTTGATATCGAGGTCGGCATAGAGCTCCGGCCATGGCGTCTCGAGGTGCAGTTCGTATTGCACCGCAGCAGCACGCACGAACGGCCGCGAATAGATGTTGTCGCCGAGCCCCCACATCCCACGCACGAGGACCGGCTTAGGCAGCTTGCCGTTCACCCAGCATGTCCTGCAGATCCACCACCGGCGCGAGGTCGGCCCACGCCGTCCCCGGCGAGGCATTGAACAGCGAGATGTTGCGCGCCCGCAGCGAGGGCACGATCGTCACCAGATCGGCCTTCTGCTTGTCGTAGCAGCCCGGCCGGTAGGGCCAGCGGTGCGGCCGGTCGTAGTGATGCTGGCGGCCATCGGCGGCGAGCTTGCCGTCGGCGCCGAGCCAGACGATGGTGCCGCCCGGCCCGACCAGGTGCGCGGCCAGATTGGTCGCCGCCGTTAGCGAGGTCCATTTCTGCATCAGGCTGTCGCGCTCCCAGGCCAGCCCCGGCGGCTTGGCGCAGCGGCAGATCAGCGCCTTGCTCTCCGAGACCATGCGCGAGACCGAGACAGCGCGACCACGGAAGCTCTCGACCGCCGCCCGGTTCTCATCCTCGTGCCACCAGCGCCAGTCACCAAAGTAGAGGATGGCCGCCCACGGCACCTTGTAGACGCTGGAATTGATCGCGATCACGTTGCGCCCGCGGATGAGATCGAGATCTTGCGTCAGCACCGATGGCCCGCCGCCGACGATGAACGCCGTCTGCCCAGGCCATTCGTGCGGCACCGACCAGAACGTCATGCGATGTAGCGCCGCCGGAAAGGAGAAATGAGATCGACCACCGACGGCGCAAGGTAGGAGTCGGTCGTGCCACTGGCGAACGACTGCGTCACATACCTGATGCGGGTGTCGCCGTGCTGCACCTCGGCGATGGTCGGGTCGCGCGTGCCCGACTGTCGGCCTGCGTTGACCGCCTCGATCACCGCCCGCTGTAGCCTGGCCGGCGCCTCGTCCGGCAGCAGGTAGCCGCCGGAATAGACCACGCTCACCGTGTCCATTGCCCAGCCGCCGCCGGTCCACAGCCG